TGATGGTCTTGGAAAACGAACTCACATTCACCAGCGAAGTCAATCGTGAATACGACGATCAATTCGCCGTTGCCGGTGCAAAGATTGGCGCAACTGTTAACGTCCGTAAGCCAGCACGGTTTATCGGAACCACCGGACCTAACCTGTCCGTTGAGGATTTCAACGAGACTTCAATTCCCGTCACGCTGAATACTCAATTCCACGTCGATACACAGTTTTCGACGGCAGATCTGGCTCTCTCGCTGGATATGTTCTCGGATCGCGTGATCAAGCCTGGCGTTGCTGCTATCGCCAACAAGATCGACCGTGACGGTCTGGTGCTTGCCAAGAACAACATTGCCAACATCGTTGGTACTGCTGGCGTTCCACCTACCTCGTTGCTGACCTACCTGACCGGCCAAGCTTATCTAGACTCAGAAGGTGCGCCACGTGACGGACGCCGTGCTTGTATCGTCGAGCCATTCACCTCGGCCACAATCGTTGATTCGCTTAAGGGCTTGTTTATGCCTTCGGCAAAGATCAGCGAGCAGTACGAAAAGGGCATGATGGGCACCGACTCGGCTGGTATGCGTTGGAAGATGGATCAGAACGTGGTTAGCCAGACTTTTGGCTCCTATGCTTCTGCAACGCTGGCAACCAACACGGCTACCTTCACCGGCTCGCTGACGTCTGGCTGGGCATCGTCATCGACGATCACCATCTCGGCAACTTCCGCAGCAGCTCCGATCAAGCAGGGCGACGTGATCACCATTGCTAACGTTTATGCGGTCAATCCGCAGAACCGTCAGCCATATGGCACGAACCGTCTGCGTAACTTTGTTGTGACGGCAGACGTTACCATCGCTTCGGGTGGTTCAGCATCGGTTACGGTTTCTCCTGCAATCATCACCGGCGGCCAATTCCAGAACGTATCTGTTTCGGCTACCAGCAGCACTGCTGTTGTTACCCCGTTCAACAACACTGGTACGGTTTCCCCGCAAAACATCATCCTGCACCGCAACTGCGAGACATTGGCTTGCGCCGATCTCGAGCTGCCAGCCGGGGTGGTATTTGCTGGACGTGCATCGGATAAGGACCTGGGCCTTTCGATTCGTGTAGTCCGTCAATATACAATCAATAACGATTCTGTCCCATGTCGTCTTGACGTGCTCTACGGTTGGGCGATGCTCTACCCAGAGCTGGGTTGCCGAGTCGCTGCTTAATCAATAAAGATTTAAGGAAATAAATCATGGCGAATCCAGGCCCCGCGAGTACCGTTGCCAATCATCCACAGAACCTGAGCAGCAACCAGGCTCTGCGTTTGTTGGCATCCTTTCAATCGGTCAACTTGGCAACAACGGGTGACACCGTTTTGCCGATCATTAACACTGACAGATACGGCGTTGCGCACGTCATCGTGACCAATGCTTCGACCAATCTGTCGACGGCCACGGTCCCTTTGGCGGGACTGTTCACAGCGCCTGGCGGAAACGGAACCGCAATCGTGTCAAATGCCAGCCTGAGCGCATTGACCAGCTCTTCGGTTGTGTCGCAGCGAACTGTGGCGTCTACGGCAGCGCAGACGACTCCAAACCTGTACTTTAACGTTGGCACGGCAGCGTCTTATGCTGCTACTGTTGACGTGTTTGTGTACGGTTACGATCTGACATTCCTGCCATAAGTTGGGCAAATGAGAAAGAAAGCCGATCTCACAAGGGTCGGCTTTTTTCTTTAATTTTGGGATAGAAAATGGCATTACCAATCAAGTAAACACAGTCACGACTGAAAACGTAGTCCCAGTTGGTGCAACATATGACGCCAACGGAAACTTTATTACTTTGGTTGGTGCTGCTGGTGCGCCAATCAATACGTTAGGCGGCGGCGGTACGGCAAACGGTGTTGCCTACCTCAACGGCTCCAAGGTCCTGACCACTGGGTCTGCGCTGACGTTTGATGGGACGAATCTGGGTATTGGGACGAGTTCGCCGGGGGCGAAACTTGAAGTTTCGTCTGTTACTGACGGAGACACAATTAGAATTTCGTTTCCTTCAGCGGCTACAGGAACAACTGGTGGGGGGCTTCAGTTTCGCGCATATACCAATTCCGCAGTATTGGTAGAGCAAGGTCGCATTCAGACAATATGCACAGACGGCACTGCCTCTTATGCCGGGGATATGCGGTTTATGACTGCAAATGCGGGCGCTTTGTCGGAAAAGATGCGCCTCAACGCCTCCGGCAACCTTGGTATTGGGACGAGTTCGCCGGGGGCGAAACTTAATATTTCTGGAAGTAGCAATACGCTTTTAATCAATGGAAGCGCAACAGCTGCTAATTTTGCAAGATTTACAAGCACTGGTGGAGATGGTGCATTAGGTCTTGAAAGTTCTACAGCAGGAACAATATGCACAGGCTCATCTGCTTATGCAACATTGCTTTATACAATTGGTGCGACATCGCTTCAGTTGGGAACAAACAGTAATGTTAGAGCCACCCTCGACTCCTCCGGCAACCTGCTGGTGGGGACGACAACGCAGGTTCTTTCTGCAAAACAAACCTTATCTTACGGCAGTGGAAGTAATGGATTAGCTATTGATTGCGTAGACAATGTTAACGCAACCGATTTTACTGTTTTTAGAGCAAATAGCGCTGTCTGTGGTTCTGTGTCTAGGATTGGAACAACTTCAGCAGTTGCATACGTTACAACATCTGATTATCGGGCAAAAGAAAACATTGCACCAATGACAGGGGCTTTGGCTAAAGTCTTAAAACTAAAGCCTATCACTTATGATTGGAAATCTGGTGGTTCATCACAAGGTTTTATTGCTCACGAATTACAAGCGGTTGTGCCCGATGCTGTTGTTGGAGAAAAAGACGCAATTGACGCTGATGGCAATCCTAAGTACCAAGGTATCGACACCAGCTTTTTGGTTGCTACCTTAACCGCTGCAATCCAAGAACAACAAGCCCTCATCCAATCACTTACTGACCGTGTCGCTCAACTGGAAGCTAAATAAAGCAATTGAGCGAAAGGCTCAAGAGCAAAAGGAAGAACCGAGCAATGTATAATTCACCTTTTACGCCGTTTGGCCCGACTTACCTTGTCGGAACGTCTGTTGTGCAGGTTTCTTCAAGAAACAACGACAACCCAACGAGCTATCGAATCCGCAACAAGAGCTCTTCGGCGCAATACATTAGTTGGTTTCCTGATGCACCAGGCAATCCGACTCCAACCATCACCGTAACAGCTCCGACAGCCGGTAATCCATCAGCGTCGACGCTTGGATTTTTGCCCAGTTCGGTTGAGGTTATTGGTGGAATTCCTCCAAATGCTTGGTTCAAAGCAGATGCTGTTGGAGCATTCGAGGTTACTGCTGGCGAGGGACTGTAATGGCACTCAGGGCAACTTCAGGCGCTGGTGGCGGTACGCCGGGTGGCTCCGACACACAATTGCAGTTCAACAACGCGGGGGCGTTTGGTGGTGCTTCAACGTTTACCTATGACGGCACAAACGCGCAGCTAGGGGCTACTGGTGCTCTGCGGTTTGCAGACTCCGATAGCAGCAATTATGTGGCGTTCAAGGCTCCGGCTACTATTGGATCAAACGTCAACTGGACGCTACCGGCTACAGACGGGACCGCAGGTCAGGTTTTAAGCACTAACGGGTCTGGAATTCTTTCTTGGGTAACGGTGACGATCACCCCAACATCGCCTACAAACAACACGCTGCCGGTCGTCTCAGGAACACCAACAGTAGGTCAGACGCTCTCAAGCACAAGCGGAACATGGAACGGTTACCCGGCTCCAACTTTTACATACCAATGGGTTCGCGGTGCTTCGACCAACATTAGCGGCGCGACTTCATCGTCTTATCAATTGGTCGATGCGGATTACAACACAACGGTAAAATGCACCGTCACGGCTACCAACACAGCGGGTAGCGCAAGCGCAACATCGGCGCCAACAGCAACGATTGCAGCAGGGGTGCCGGGAGCGCCTACAAGTGTGACGGCAACCGCTGGTAACGCTCAGGCGACCGTAACATTTACCGCCCCTGCTATTACCGGCGGAGTGGCGATTACGAGCTACACAGCGACTTCGAGCCCCGGCGGATTGACTGCTACCGGATCGGCGTCACCACTTACTGTTACAGGTCTGACCAACGGAACCGCTTATACGTTTACGGTCACCGCTACTAACAGTGTCGGCACTGGGCCTGCTAGTGCGGCTAGTAATAGCGTCACCCCTGCGGTGGTTGTTGCGCCAAGTAGTGTTCAATATCTGCTTGTCGCAGGTGGTGGAGGTGGTGG